GCCGTGAACGCCGCCATATATGATTATTTAGGCATAAGCCCGAAAATTGTGTCCGGCGACTATTCCGAGGATGCTTTCAGTGCGTTTCATGAATCCACAATAGAGCCGTTCGCGCTCCAACTATCGCAAGAACTAAGCCGCAAGGCGGGCGCGGAGGTGAAATTCACATCGGAACGGCTGGAATTCTCCAGCGCGGCGACCAAAATCAAGCTACTGCACGAAGCCGCCCCGCTGGGGCTTATGACCCTGAACGAAGCGCGGAAACTGCTGGCCCTGCCGCCTGTCCCGGACGGCGACACGCGGTTACAATCCCTGAACTATGTCAACGCCGCAAGCGCGGAGAAATACCAAAAAATCGAAAGCGGGGTGTCACCAAATGGAAAAACGGAACTATGAAGTCCGGGCGGGCGAACCGCTCAAATTGGAGGGCGTGGCGATTGTATTCAATCAGCCCGCCAAAATCGGCGGCGTGACCGAGGTTATCAGCCCTGACGCGTTGCGCGGCGTTGACCTGTCCGGCGTGGTATTACTCACGAACCACGACGGCGAGGGCATCCCGCTTGCGCGAAGCCCCAAAACACTGACCCTGACGGTTACGGAACGGGGGCTTGAAATGTCGGCGGTACTGCCTGACACGGAACAGGCGCGGGCGGTCTATGAGGCCGTCAAGCGCGGCGACCTGTCGGAAATGTCCTTCGCATTCGACATCACGGAAAGCGCGTTCGATGAAGCGGCCCAGACCCGGACAATAACGGCTATCGGCAAAATTTATGAAATCAGCATCGTGAATTTTGCGGCGTATAAGCAAACATCCATACAAGCGCGGCACGCGCGGAAAGAGGAGGAAAAAAGCACCATGTATAACCCCATCACGGCGGGCCTTGAAAACGCTGTCCGTTTAACGGACACCGTAGCAACACCGGAATACCGCAGCGCGTTCTACAAGTCCCTGTTAGGCCAGCCCCTCACCGAGGCCGAAACGCGGGCCTACGCCGACGCCAAAGCAGAAAAGCGCGCCGACGCGTTCAACACGCTCACGTCGAGCGCGGCGGTTGTGCCGACCAACACCCTGAATCAGATTATCGAGGGGTTGCACCCGCAGGGCGGCTTATGGAACGAAATACGGCGGTTTTCTGTCCCCGCTAATCTGGCCGTACCCGTGGGGACGCCGGCAGACCCGGCGCAATGGCACGTCGAGGGCGCGGCGGTAGACCGTAAGGACGTAACTACGCACAACGTCATGTTTTCCGCCTATGAGCTAATCAAGGTACTGTCTATGAGCGCGGCGGCCAAACGAATGACGATAGCCGCCTTTGAAAGCTATGTCACGTCCGAACTCTCAAAGAGCATCACCGACGCGATCAACGCGGCCATTGTATCCGGCACGGGAACCGGCCAGCCGCAGGGCCTTATGACCGGCATAACGTGGAACGCATCCAACAGCCTGTCAAGCCCGGCCGGCGGCATTATTGACGCAATACTGAAAACCATCTCCAAACTGCCCGCCGGGTACTCGAACGGCGCAAAATTCGCCATGAACAATGCTACACTGTTCACCGCGCTCTATCCAGCCAAGACCGCCGACGGCGCGCTGATTCTCACCCCGGACGCGCAAAACGGCAGGGTACGCCGCCTGTTCGGGTTTGAAATCATCGTGGACGATCACCTGCCCGTAAATACAATCCTTTTCGCGAACTTCAAGTATTACGGCGTAAACATCCCCGAGGGCGTGGCCATTGAAACCAGCCGCGACAGCGGGTTTACGTCGGGCCTGATCGACTTCCGCGCCCTGACCATTGCTGACGGCAAGCCAATTGTACCGGCAGCGTTCGTCAAGCTGACGGTTACGGGGGCGGCGTAAATGATACTGACCGTTGAGGAAGGGCGGGACATCTTGCGGCTGGACGGCCCGGACAATGACGCGCACATTGCCGCCCTGATCGAGGCCATACCGCCGTACCTGCACGAAACCACGGGCTACCGGAAACGTCCACGGGGGAGCTATTCCCCCGTGGCCCGGACAGCGGCGCGGTTCATCCTGCAACTATGGTATTTTGGCGAAAGCGCCGACATTATGAAGCTGGAACGCGTCATTGACTGCCTGTTAAAGGCGCTTTCAGCGGAAAGGACGCTCACAGTATGACACAGGAACAGTTTTACAACAGCAAAGCGTGGCGGCGGCTGTCGCGGGCGTTCCTGCTCTCCAAATTCTACATATGCGAGCGTTGCGGCCAGTCCGCCGAAATCGCCCATCACAGGGAACACATAACGCCTGGGAATGTTACAGACCCGGAAAACACACTCAACGCGGCAACCCTTGAAGCCCTCTGCCTTGATTGCCATAACGCCGAGCATTTCAGCAGCGGCGGCGCGGTTACGGCGGGGCTGGCCTTTGATGAGGCCGGGAATATCGAACCGGCGAAAGGGTATAACCATCGGTTATCCCCATGTAGCAATTTGCTACATAAGGGTACGCGCGCAATGCGTACCCCCTTACCCTAGCGGGAACATAAGAAAGGGGCAATCATCATGAAATACCAATACAACACCGAGCGCGGGCTAATCATGAACGCGCTGTCTACCGAAATCTGCGAACTGGCGCAGGAAATCGAAAAGGAACGCGAATGCAACGGCTTTACCGCCCAATACCGCGCCTTGTCGAAAACCTATAACGACGCGACCAAGCACTATTTGAATCTTATCAAAGAGGTTGAAGCCGAAAGCGTGGGCGCGGTTGACGCGCTGGCCGAGTTTAACGCGCCGTCACCCTATGACGAGGGCGGGCGGGGCTTGCTTGTGATATGAACCACATTATAGAGTACAACGAAAAAATCCAATCCGGTGAAATTGCGGCGTCAAGGCGGGTTAGGGCTGTCTATGCCCGCCTTGCTTCTGCCGCCGATCATACCGGCGGCAGGTACATATTCGATGTAGCGCGGGCGAACCGCCCCATTGCGTTTATAGAGCGGTTTTGCAAGCACTCAAAGGGCGAATGGGCCGGGCAACCCGTCCGGCTTGAACTGTTCCAGAAAGCCTATATACAAGCCCTGTTCGGCTTTGTGGACAGGGAAACGGGACTAAGGCAGTACCGGGAAAGTTTCTTCCTTGTGGGGCGCAAAAACGGCAAGTCAACCTTGCTTGCGGGGCTTGCCCTGTATATGCTCACCTCTGACGGCGAGGGCGGCGCGGAGGTGTACAGCACGGCGACCAAGCACGCGCAGGCGCGGTTACTGTTTGACGAAGCCCATAACATGATTAAGCAGTCGCCCGGCCTGTCGAAGCACTTCAAAAAACGTAAAACCGACCTGTATTATACGCCGTCTATGTCGAAGTTTCAGCCGCTGGCCCGGAACTCTGACACGCTGGACGGCCTGAACGCGTCCTTTGTGGTCATGGATGAGTTGCACGGCGTGAGGGACAGAAACCTTTATGAGGTTATGCGGCAATCCCAAGCCGCCCGCCGCCAACCCCTGCTTATCATGATAACGACCGCCGGAACGACCAGGGAAAACATATATGATGATATGTATCACCATGCCGCGCAAGTCGCCGACGGCGCGATCATTGACCCGCGTTTCCTGCCCATCCTGTACGAACTGGACGACCGCGCCGAATGGACAGACCCGGCAGCGTGGGTGAAGGCTAACCCGGCGTTAGGGGCCATAAAGAAGGTGGACGACCTGACCGCCAAGGTTGAGCGAGCCAAGCAAAACCGCAATGAGCTTTCGGGCGTGTTGTGCAAGGAATTTTGCATCCGCGAAAGCGTCAAAACCGTGTGGCTGTCTTTCGATGACATCAATAACGAGGAAACATTCAGCCTTGACGAATTCAGGGGCGCGTACTGTATCGGCGGCGTTGACCTGTCCATTACAACCGACCTGACCGCCGCAAGCCTGTTATTCATGAAGCGCGGTGACGATAGAAAGTTTGTCGCTCAAATGTACTGGCTTCCAAGCGACAAGTTACAAGAGCGGGTGCAGCAAGACAAAATCCCCTATGACCGTTGGCATGAGCGCGGGCTTTTACGCCTATGTGCCGGAAACAGTATCAATTACAGCGACGTTACGCAATGGTTTATCGATACCGTCAAGGAGTACGAGCTTTCCCCCGCATGGGTATACTATGACAGCTATTCCGCGCGCTACTTTGTCGATGAAATGACGCTGCAAGGCTTCAACATGGTTAGGTGCATACAGGGCGCGAAAACCCTTTCCCTGCCTATGCAAATGTTAGGCGCGGACTTACAGGCGCACAAGGTTATATACAATAACAATCCCATCTTGAAATGGTGCCTGACGAACACGGGCACACAGACCGACCGCAACGGCAACATTGTACCCATTAAGAACCAATCGCCGCGCCAACGGATAGACGGCACGGCGGCGTTGCTTGATTGTTACGTCGGCTTGTATGAGCATTACAGCGAATTCACCGGGGCAATCTAAACTAAGGGAGGGTCGGTTTTGAAACTGAAAGACAAGAAAATCGAGATATTGCAGCCGTCCACCGGCAAAGACGCTGACGGATTCGGTACGGAAATGCTCACGCCGATTGCGCCGCCGCTATGGGCGTATTTCCGGCAGCTATCCGGTAAAGAGATTTACGCCAACGCGACCACAATAGCGACCGAGCAGGTGCTTTTTACCATCAATCACCGCCCAGACATCACCACAAGGCATGTTGTACGCTACAGGGGCGCTTTGTACAACATTACCCGCGTGGACGTGTTCGAGGGATACAGGGGAGATATTATGCTATACTGCAAGCTGTATGAATAAGCAGGATGCAATGCAGCTCAACCATGCATTATACGCATTGCCAATACGATGCCTTCACTATCATCCACAATCATCTGGCAACCGGTTCCGCTTTCGGGAAGATATGATGTGTTTGACCACATCAGAAGCGTATCCGGTGTTATGGTATAGCGGGTGGGCTGTCCATCATTGGAATCAAAAGCGTCATGGATCACATAATCATCGCCAATCTCCACGATCACACCATATTTTATTTCACCGACTACCTCAACTCGTTTTGGCTCCAAAATGACGCCGAATGGAATGCTCAAAAACTCAAAGCCTGCCGCTTCACCTAAAAAGGTATCGAAGGGCTTGTCGAATGTCACGCAGGCGCCAACGAAAGCATAGTCTTCCCCGACTTCGGTTCCTTCTGGCAAAATTACAACAACTGGCTGTATGGAAAAAAATAAATCGACTGAGGCGGTGCGCGCATCTATTGGCGCATCCATGTTATCATGGATATATCTCGGTGGGTAGAATGTCAGAGTCGCAAAATATGTGTATTCCTCATTTTCCGCGATAACTGTCCCTGTAGCAGATGCCAGCATAAGAATAGCAGTCAACATGCATATTGTTTTCTTCATCGGGCGTTCCTCCCTTTTGAGTGCAATGAAAGCATTCACAGATATTCAAACGTAGTAAGGTTTATCCCTGCGCTGTCGCTACATCGTTTGATTGAAGAATAACGCCATCTTGTGAATTCATATACACTTGATACCAACCATATACAGAATAGTCATCGGGATCAACTACATCGAAGCTGATATCCCATAGATGAATACTATCATCACGAAGGTAAGTCCAAAATCTTACTTTTGGGAAGAAGTGCATTAATTCGTCTTCAGACAACCCATACTTTTGCTCAAGCCACGCATAAGCAATACAGATAGCTTCATCTTGAGAAATATCAGAAGCAATTGGCAAATCATTGATCAATTCTGACTTGAAATTACCTTGTGCAATCAATTCTTGATCAAATGCAGCTTCCCTCTCTAAAGTAGCATTTTTCCATAATTCTGGCCCCTTCTCCCAAGTGTCATGATAGATACTAAGGTATCTTTCAGCGTCCTCGTGGGTATAGGTCACCTGTTCATGCAAAAGGAAATCAACTTCCGCAGCAAAAGAAACAGCCAATGGAACAAACGCCGCAATGGCAAGACAGAGGGCTAGCCCAACCGTGATCAAATGTTTTCTAGCTTTAGTAAAACTATGGAAACGCACATGAACACCTCCCAATTTGTTTGAGCGGATGCAAATTTGAATCGTCCACTCGCACCATAATTAACGAGGGCTTGCCGGGAAATATTCCCTTGTTTACAGAAATTGACCGTGCAGGCTTGTTATGCTGTCAATAGCTATCCGCGCTGCCTTTTTGCCTTTAGCGTTTTTCGTGCGGTATTTTCGTGTAGTGTTTTGTTTTTTTGAACGACAAACAAGCGACAAATAAAGCAAAAACGTGCGAAAAATATTAATATTTCAACGTTTATTCAAGCCAACTCTTGTGCTTAGAGAAACGATGATGAGCCATCTGCTACTGTATGGAAACGCCTACGCGCAAATCCTCCGCGACGGCCGGGGCCGCGTGTTGGCCCTTTATCCGCTGCTGCCAAACAAGATGGACGTGCGCCGCGCGAAAAACGGCGAGCTGGTCTACACCTACCGCCGCGACCAGGAGGAGAGCCGGATCAACCCGGACAGCGGGACGGTCACGCTCCGCAAGGAAGACGTGCTGCACATCCCCGGCCTGGGTTTCGACGGCATCGTCGGTTACTCGCCCATCGCCATGGCCAAGCACAGCGTCGGCATGGCCCTGGCCGTCGAGGAGTACGGGGCCGCCTTCTTCGGCAACGGAGCCAACCCAGGCGGCGTACTGGAGCATCCAGGAACCATTAAGAATGTCCAGCGGGTAAAGGATAGCTGGAACAGCGCTTACCAGGGCAGCGGCAACGCGCACCGCGTGGCTGTGCTGGAAGAGGGCATGAAGTTCCATACCATCGGAATCCCGCCGGATCAGGCGCAGTTTCTGGAGACGCGCAAGTTTCAGCTGCAAGAAATCGCGCGCATTTTCCGCGTGCCGCCCCACATGGTCGGCGACCTGGACAGGGCCACCTTCAGCAACATCGAGCATCAGAGCCTGGATTTCACCAAGTACACTGTCGGCCCGTGGGTGACGCGCTGGGAACAGGCGCTGCACCAAGCGCTGATCCTGCCCTCGGAAAGAGGGCGGTACTTCATCAAGTTCAACCTGGACGGCCTACTGCGCGGCGACTACCAGAGCCGGATGCGTGGGTACGCCATAGGGCGGCAGAACGGCTGGCTTTCCAGCAACGACATCCGCGAGCTGGAGGACATGAACCGTATCCCCGCCGAGGAAGGCGGTGATCTGTATCTCATCAACGGCAACATGACCAAGCTCAAGGACGCAGGCCTGTTCGCGGGCAGGCATCAGACCAAGGAGGATGCGAAATGAAACACTTCTGGAACTGGGCGCGGGATGCCGATACAGGCTCCCGCGTCCTCTATCTTGACGGCGTCATCGCGGAGGAGAGCTGGTTCGATGACGACGTGACCCCTGCGGCATTCAAGGAGGAACTCTTCGCCGGCGAGGGCGACATCACCATCTGGCTCAACTCGCCGGGCGGGTGCTGCGTCGCCGCGAGCCAGATCTATGCGATGCTCATGGATTATCCCGGCAACGTCACCATCAAGATCGACGGCATCGCGGCCTCGGCTGCCAGCGTCATCGCCATGGCGGGTACGAGCATCCTCATGGCGCCCACAGCGCTCATGATGGTGCATAACCCCCTCACCATCGCCATTGGCGATTCGGAAGAGATGCGCAAGGCCATCGGCATGCTCGACGAGGTGAAGGAAGCCATCATCAATGCTTATCAGATCAAAACTGATTTGCCTCGTGATAAGCTCTCCAACCTCATGGACGCGGAGACCTGGCTATCGGCTCATAAAGCGATTGAGCTGGGCTTCGCGGACGGCATGCTTGAGGACGAGAAACGGAAACCGTCTGCCACCGGAGCTTCCGGCGGCGACACCTACGCTTTCAGCCGGAGGGCCGTCACCAACTCCCTGCTCAACAAGGTCAGGTATCAAATTGATACCAAACCACCCGGTGTTCCTATCGCGTCGCTGGACAAGCGGCTTTCCCTCATTCTACATTAATATGGAGGTACCGACAATGAGCAAAATTCTGGCCCTGCGCGAGAAGCGCGCAAAAGCATGGGACGCGGCCAAAGCGTTCCTGGACAGCAAGCGCAGCGACGACGGGCTGATGTCCGCCGAGGACGCTGCCGTCTACGACCGCATGGAGTCCGACGTGGTGGCCCTGGGCCGCGAGGTCGAGCGCCTGGAGCGCCAGGTCGCTATCGACGCCGAACTGAACGCGCCCACCTCGGCCCCGATCACCAACGCGCCCCAGGCGGGCATGGACACCAAGACCGGGCGCGCCAGCGATGAGTACCGGCGTGACTTCCTCAACGTCCTGCGCGGCAGGCCCGCGAGCAACGTACTATCCGTGGGCGTCGACGCGGATGGCGGCTACCTCGTTCCGACCGAGTTCGAGCGCTTCATCGTGAAGGGGCTGGATGAGGCCAACGTGGTGCGCTCCCTCGCCAAGGTCATCAGCACCAACGTGGAGCGGAAGGTGCCCATCGCGGCCACCGGCTCCACGGCGACCTGGGTGCCGGAGAACGGCACGATCCCGGTCAGCGACATGACCTTCGGGCAGAAAACTTTGGACGCCTACAAGCTGACCAACCAGATCAAGGTGAGCGTGGAACTTCTCGCGGACTCCATGTTCGACCTGGAGAGCTACATCGCCGAGGAGTTCGCCCGCGCCCTGGGCGTGGCCGAGGAGCAGGCTTTCATCGCCGGCACGGGCTCCGGCCAGCCCACAGGCATCTTCAATCCCACGGACGGCGCGAATGTCGGCGCGACGGCGGCGGGCAACACCGCCATCACCTTCGACGATGTCGTCAACCTCATCTACTCCCTGAAAAGCCCGTATCGGCGCGGCGCGGTGTTCCTCACCCATGATTCGACCGTGTGCGCGATGCGCAAGCTCAAGGATTCCAACGGCCAGTTTTTGTGGCAGCCGAGCCTGCAGGCCGGTGAGCCCGACAAGCTGTTCGGGTATCCGCTGTACACCTCGCCCTACGTCCCGATCCTCAAGGCCGGGGCACGGACTGTCGCGTTCGGCGCGTTCTCCAACTACTGGATCGCCGACCGTCAGGGCCGGACGCTCCAGCGGCTGAACGAGCTCTACGCCGGCAACGGCCAGGTCGGGTTCCTCATCACCGAGCGGCTGGACGGCAAGGTCATCCTCGCCGAGGGCATCCAACTCCTCAAGCAGGCCGGTTAATGGAGGTGGCGGCATGGCGCTGGTGAACAAATTGCTCCCGAAGGTCAAGGCGAACCTGATCCTCCAGCACGACGCGGATGATGACCTACTCAAGGGATTCATCCGCGCCGCTGTTTACTACGCGGAGGCTTATCAGAAGAAGCCAAAAGGAACTTACAACCGGAGAGCCATGCCGCCCACCACCGAGCAAGCCGTGATCATGCTGTCGGGCCATTACTACGAAAGCCGTGATGGCTCGACAGCGGGTTTCTTCGGCGATAACGTACAGGCGGGACAGCAGGTGTGGAACACCGTGAACATGCTGCTCCGGCTCGACCGGGACTGGGAGAAAAGCATATGAGCTATGGAAAAATGAACAGCTTTGTTGACATCATCACGACCGAGCCGGTCAAGGATACAGAAGGCTTTGTGTCCACCGGCGACAACATCCTGGCTTCCGTCCGCGCCTACAAAGAGGATCGGCGCGGCACCACCAAGTGGGCGAACATGGCGGCGTTTTCTACGGCCACGACGCTGTTCCGGCTCCGCTGCCTCCCCGGTATCGAGGTAAACACTTCATTATATATCGTGTGCGCCGATGGCCGGTATCGTATCCTCAGTGTCGAGAATGTGCGAGAGCGGAGCATGTACCTCGAAATCCTGGCCGAGAAGATTGAGCCTGCGGGGAGGTGAGCGCCTTGGCGCGGGCTGAGATCAAGATGCCTGAGAAGTTTTTGCTCGCGGTCTCCCGCTTGGAGGAGCAGACCGACACGATCATCGCTAAATCAATCGAAGCCGGTGGGAAGGTCGTGCTGAATAAGGTGAAAGGCAACCTCCAATCGGTCGTGGGCAAGGGTACAAAACTACCCTCCCGAACCTCCGGCGAACTGATTTCTGCCCTGGGCCTATCCCCTGTAAAAGTGAGCCGGAAAGGGATTCACAACGCGAAAGTGGGCTGGAATGAGCCCCGGCGCAAGCAGTATGCCGCGCGCGGCAAGCGCAGTTATTACACCATAACAAACGCCATGATCGCCACGGTGCTGGAGTATGGCAAACACGGCCAGCCCGCGAAGCCTTTTTTGAAGCCGGCCAAGACCGCCTCGCGGAAACCGTGCCAGGAGGCGATGCAGCAAACGCTGGAGGAGGAGGTCGCCAAGCTGTGAGCCTGCTGAAAGAACTGACCGCGCTGCTGGACACGCTCGGCGTACCCGCCGAGACCGGCGTGTTCAAAGGGAAAGCGCCGGATACCTACATTGTCATCACGCCGCTGTCCGATACCTTCGACGGATATGCTGACAACCGCCCGCTCCGCGAGGTGCAGGAGGCGCGGCTCTCATTGTTTTCCAAACAGAACTACCGCGCCTGTGTGAACCGGATCGTGAAGGCCCTGCTGGACGCGGACATCACGGTCACCGACCGCCGCTACCTCGGCTACGAAGAGGAAAGCGAGTACCATCACTATGCCGTGGATACGGCCAAGCACTATGAATTGGAGGAATGATCCATGGCGACGATTGGGTTGGACAAACTCTATTACGCGAAAATCACTGAGAGCGAGGGTGGCGAGGAGTCTTACGGAACGCCTACGATGCTCGCTAAAGCGATCAAGGCTGAGCTTTCCATCGAGTTGGTGGAAGCGATTTTGTATGCCGATGACGGTGTTGCTGAAATTATCAAGGATTTTAAATCCGGGAAGCTCACCCTGGGCGTGGATGACATCGGCGTCACCGCCGCGCGGGACTTGACCGGCGCGACCACCGACGACAACGGCGTGCTGATCTCGGCCAGCGAGAATTCCGGCAACCCCGTCGCGGTCGGCTTCCGCGCCATGAAGCCGAACGGCGCCTATCGCTACTTTTGGCTCTACAAAGTCAAGTTCGGCTTTCCGGCCACCAACCTGCAGACCAAGGGCGATTCCATCACCTTTCAAACGCCGACCATCGAGGGCATGGTCATGCGCCGGAATAAGCTCGACGGCATGGGGAAGCATCCGTGGAAGGCCGAAGTCACCGAAGGCGGTACAGGCGTTCCGGTCTCCGTTATTACGGGGTGGTACCAGCAGGTGTACGAACCTGTATACACTGCCCAGGAAGAAGAGGAGTAGGCCATGGCAAACGATCTCGTTATGCCTGCCGGCCCTGCTGGGGCCGCGCTGTACGCGAGCATGTCCCCGAGCGCCGCCAAATGGCTGCTCCCCGACGGTAGCATCGTGAGCATGCTGCCCACGTTGGGCGGCGCCGGTGTGCTGGGCGCAGAAAAGCGGCCGATCTTTTACACCGCGACCTGCGAAACCGTGCCGGCTGTTGTGCAGAAGAACCTGACCGATCTGCCCGAGGGCTACGAGCCTGTTGCCGGCGACATCATCATGGTGCGGTTCACGGGAGGCACGAACACGGCTGCGGCCTGTGTGTTCACGATTGCCGGTGATGAAACCGTGTACCCGATCCTGTTCAACGGTCTGGCGACTAACACGACGGCGGGCGCTTGGAAATTGAACGGCGTGTTCCCGTTTTATTTTGACGGGGAGAGCTTCAACCAGCTTTGCTACGCCAAGGAGACGGATTCCAACACGACCTATACCGGGTTCTTCATTCAAAACCTCGCGTCCATGAAGCTCACCGTGAATCCCAATCGTGCCATTGATCGATACCAGCTCGTGCTGGAGCGAGCGGATGGGACGTTTGACAAGGCTCTCACCGCTGCCTATTCGACCAGCAAGACCAAGGCCGTCAACACTGTCACCGATTTCAAGGTGGACGGCCTGATGTGGTACTACGCCACCACCTCCGCTCTCGCGATTAACGCCGTGGTGACCGCGACGACCAACTATCAGCAGCAGTCCTACCAAGCTACGAACTTCATCACCTACGCGCTCAATGGCGCGGATCAGCTTACGCCGTACAAATGGGTGTACCTTGTGGGCATCCCGCAAGCCGACCCGATGGTCTTCCGGCTTGATCCAACCAGCGCCACGAGTTGGTACACCTCTGCCAAGCCCACGGTCGAGGACGGCAAGGTCTATATCCGGCTCGGCTATTACAGTGACGGCACGATCTTCAGCCTGTTTGCTGAGCATCCGGCCTACTGGTTCAAAAACGGGCTGTTCCGTCCATACCTGACAACTTGAGAAGGGAGCACACCAATATGGACACCGAACGGAGCGCCGTGATTGAGATCGGCGGCGAATCCTACGAACTGATCCTCACCACCAAGGCGACCAAGGCCATCGCGGGCAAGTACGGAGGGCTGGAAAAGCTGGGCGACCAGCTTCTGCGCGAAGAGAATTTCGAGCCCGCGTTGAGTGAGATCGTGTGGCTGATCACGCTGCTGGCGAATCAATCCATCATGATCCATAACCTCAAACACCCGGAAAAGCCCCGTGTGCTGCTCACCGAGGACGCGGTGGAACTGCTCACCACGCCGATGGAGCTTGCCACTTTCAAGAACGCGGTCACCGAAGCCATGTTCAAGGGCACCCGGCGCGAGGTGGAGAGCGAGGAGGAGCAAGGCTCAAAAAACGGGCAAACAGCCGGATAAGCGACAGCGAGTTGTTTACCCGGCTGTTGTATTTCGGGCGCGTGCAGATGGGCATGAGCGCGGATGAGTTCTGGCTCATGCCAATCGGCCTGTTTCTCGACCTGTGGACATGCCATAAGCAGTTTCTGGGTATGGAGAAGCCGAAGAAGAACTGGACTATTGACGACGTTATTCCCCTTGATGTCTGACGGAACGGAGGTGAGGATGTGGCAGACAACTTTGGCTTGCGGATCGGCGTGGAGGGTGAAAAGGAGTTTCGGAATGCTCTGAAGGACATCCAGCAGAGCTTCAAAGTCCTCGGCTCCGAAATGCTGTTGGTCACCAGTCAGTTTGACAAAAACGACAAATCCGTCCAAGCCCTCACCTCCCGAAACACCGTCCTCAACAAGGAGATCGAAGCCCAGAAAGGAAAAATCGAAGTTCTGAAGGCCGCGCTGGACAACGCGGCCTCTTCTTTTGGCGAGAACGACAAGCGCACCCAGGACTGGCAGATTCAACTCAATAAGGCACAAGCCGAGCTCAACGGCATGGAGCGCGAGCTCTCCCAGAATAACAAAGCGCTTGATGAAGCGGAGCAGGGCTTCGGTGACGCCGGGCAGGGGGCAGAAGGTTTCGGAAAGGCGGTTGACGGCACGGGCAAGGAACTGAGCGACGCCGAAAAGGAAACCGGCGCGTTCGGCAAAGCGCTCGACGGTACCGGTAAGGAACTCGGTGATGCCGAGAAGCAGACCGGCGCGCTGGGTAAGGCGCTGGATGAGGCCGGCAAAGAACTCGACGATACCGGCAAGGAAACGAAGAAGCTCGGCAGCGAGATGGAGGATACCGGCAAGAAAACCTCCATCTTCGGCGAGGTGTTG